ATCCTTATTGTTATTGTCATTACTTTGATTATTGGTAGAAGTTTGATTACCCATAGTATATATTATAGACATAAATATTGTATTTGATTTTACTGATTAAATAAAATTGATTTAAAAATATATATTCTAAATAACATAATACTATGAATACTATGAATACTACTACTATAAATAAAGACAAGAGTAAAAAGAATAAGGACGTTGAATTATATGATAAAGCCAAACTGTGGAATGTATTTGAAACCGAAGTAATCAATCCAGATAAACCTAAAGAGCCGTTAGAATGTTTATATACAAATGCAGTCAATCGTGAAACTTGCGAACGTTGTCAGTTTTCGCTGAGATATTCGGATGAAGGATTTCTAGTTTGTTCCAACACCAAATGTGGTATCATATATAAGGATATATTAGACCAATCACCTGAATGGCGATATTATGGCGCAGAAGACAATCAAAGTTCGGATCCTACGAGATGTGGAATGCCTATTAATCCTTTACTAGAGGAATCGTCCTTTGGTTGCAAGGTATTATGCACAGGTAAATCTAGTTGGGGTATGCGTGTAATACGACGATATACCGAATGGCAATCTATGCCATATAAAGAAAAGGCGTTATATGATGATTTTCAACGAATTACTATTTACGCCAACAATGCGGGAATATCCAAAAAAATTATAGATGATGCCATCCGCTATCATAAAAAGATAAGTGAGTATGAACAAACATTTAGAGGCGATAATAAAGACGGTTTAATGGCTGCTTCAATATACATATCGTGTAGAATTAATAATTATCCAAGAACTGCCAAAGAATTGGCTACGATATTTAATTTAGATGTAACTAGCACAACGCAAGGTTGTAAAAATGCGCAAACCATATTAAATGTATTGGAAAAAGACTTGGATAATAAAGACAAGACTATATTTTGTAAGACGAAACCTGTTGATTTTATAGAGCGATATTGTAGTAAACTAAATATAAATTCGGAACTAACAAAGTTGTGTCAATTTATAGCCATAAAAATAGAAAAGCATAACTTGATGACAGAAAATGCGGCACATTCCATTGCCGCCGGAGTGGTGTATTTCATAGCGCAATTATGTAAATTAAATGTATCCAAAAGAGAAGTGAAAATTGTTAGTAAAATATCGGAAGTAACAATTAATAAATGTTATAAGAAACTGGAAAAAATGACGGAAGAATTAGTGCCATCGGTTATTTTAAACAAATATATTCACCAAGCGCATTCAAGTGTTTAATTTGTTAGTTTATCTTTAGCACAATTATGTTTTTTGGTTGACAACTAATTCGTAACATAAATATTATAAAAATACAAACTGTATAATATGTCAACAGTTCCTAAAATAGTATTTATTGTTCCTTATAGAAATCGTCCACAGCATAAATATTTTTTTTCGAATTATTTGAAAACTATTATGAGTGAAAGTAAGTTCAAAAATGAATATGAGGTGTATTTCTCACATCAAACGGATACCCGAGTGTTTAATAGGGGTGCTACGAAAAATATAGGGTTTTTAGCAATAAAAGAAAAATATCCCAATGATTATAAAAATATAACCTTTGTTTTTAATGATATAGATACTATACCATTTTCAAGTTTGTTTAATTATGAAACAGTAAGTGGAATAGTAAAACATTTTTATGGTTTTGATTACGCACTTGGTGGCATAGTGGCTATAAATGGAAATGATTATGAGACTATTAATGGGTTTCCTAATTTCTGGGGTTGGGGAATGGAGGATAAGGTATTACAAAGTAGATGTTTGAAAAAGGGTCTTACTATAGACCGCAGTCAATTTTTCCCAATAGGTAATCCGAATATTTTGCATTTGTTTGATGGAGTGCAACGAATTATTAACCAAAAAGACCCATGGAGAGCGGAAAATGACAATGGTCTTAATGGATTGATGACGATATATAATTTAAAATATAGTATCGATGCCGAATCTATGAACCCATTAGATAATATTCATGTTGTAGATGCTTCAAATATGTTTATGATTAATATAGCTACTTTTATGACGGGAACTAATGTGGAGCAAGATACTTTTCATACATATGATTTAAGGGAACCGAAACAGCATTTGGTTCGTAAAACGAATGTAAGCGGAGCAACTAATGTAAGCGGAGCAACTAATGTAAGCGGAGCAACTAATGTAAGCGGAGCAACTAATGTAAGCGGAGCAACTAATGTAAGCGGAGCAACTAATGTAAGCGGAGCAACTAATGTAAGCGTAAGCGAATCATCCGACAACTGGTCTAATATTCCATTTTACCCAACAAAGGAAAGGCGAAATGAAATGGTAAAACAATATGGGCAACGCGATGCAGAAGCCATCATTAAACATAGTTATTTAAATTCAACAGACCCAACAAAAGAAGTAATACCACATGAACTAACACGCAAGACAATACAACGATATAATGAATCATTGCGAAATATCAATTCGGCATCCAGAATTATCCCCCCGGGGATAAACAAATATTCACCCGAATATGCCCGAATTATGGCTGTTAAACCAAGGTCAACTGCGTCGGCAAATATTCGTTTAGGAGGCGTTTATAAGTAACAATACATAAGTAAAATATAATAAGTAAACATTATAAAAATAATCTATGAATAATTGTTATAATGGAACCATCTTGCGACGTTGTTAGTATAAATGACATAACGAATGCTTATTATATAAATTTGGAACACAGAATAGACCGTAAAGTGCATATTGAAAAAGAATTAACTAAGTTAGGAATATCTGCCAAAAGATTTAATGCCATACAAATGAAAAATGGTGCCATAGGTTGCAGTTTAAGTCATTTAAGAATATTAGAAGAAGCAAAAAAGAATAATATGGGGCATGTATTAATATTAGAGGACGACATTATGTTTTTAGATAGCGACTTATTTAAATCGCAATTGAATAAGTTTTTCAATTTACATGGGAATAATTGGGACGTAATATTGTTTGCGGGTAATAATATTCCGCCGTATGAAGTGATAGATGATACGTGTGTAAAAGTTAGTCGTTGTCAAACAACCACTGGATATTTAGTAAATGGTCATTATATTGATGTGTTGGCGTCTAATGTGAAACGTGGTATAACGTTTTTATTAAATAAACCTGATGAGAAATCCTCCTATGCTATAGATAAATATTGGTTTGAGTTGCAAAAAGCAGATAGATGGTTTTTAATAACACCATTAACTGTGGTTCAAAAAGAGGGGTATAGTGATATAGAACAAAAGGAAACAAATTATACTAAATTGATGCAAGATTTAGATAAGCGAGAGTTGTTTAATGCTATAAAGGAAATGCGCAATAAACAAAGTATATCAAGTAAAAAAATATAGCTGTTAAATATATAATTAATGAATAACCCGTTAATTACTTTTTCAACCTGTTGGTATAATATAAAATCAAAAGTTGAAAGCAAAACCTACTTGCAGTGGATAAAGAACCTATTATCTATAGTGAACAATTTCAATCTAGTGATATATACTAACATAGATACTTTTTCTAAGATGAAACCACTGTTAAATTTGTCGAATAGAAATATAAAAATAATAATAAAGCCCTTTGAAGATTTCGCAATGTATAAGTATAGGGATTTATGGAAGAAAAATCATATGACAAGTAAATTGAAATTGCATATGTTCACAGATTGGCGTTTAAATATGCTTTGGAATGAAAAGGTATTTTTTGTAAATGACACTATTAAACAGCGATATTTTGACACCCCATATTATGGTTGGTGCGACATAGGATATTTTCGCAACAATCCGTTCGATTTGCACACCAAATACTTATCCAACTGGCCCAACAACGAGATATTAAACACGCGATTTAATGATAATTGTGTACATTATGGTTGTATAATAAACAATATAACGACATATGCAAAATTATCGTTGGAAATATCGTCTCATTATAAAGATAAACTAACAACCCCTCCGTTGCGACACCTAGAAACGGATTGTTTCGCAGGTGGATTTTTTATTTTAACGCCGAATTTAATAGACAGGTATGTGCAACTATATGACGACAAGTTAGCCTATTATTTCGCAAACAACTTTATTATAAAGGATGACCAGACGATAATAATAGACATAATATTCACAAATTCGGATATGTTTAGTATACATAGGGAATATATGTTAAAATACAATAGCTGGTTTATGTTTCAACGGGAACTTCTTTAAGTAGTTTTGGAATATATTATTTTCGGAGACCCCCTTCTTTAAGTAGTTTTCATATATTATTTGGGCGATCGCGAATTTGATTCCAAAAAGTAAATTGACTTTTCATTTTTGGACATTTATTTTTGTCCATTTTTCAAAACCCAATTTACTTTTTGGAAATTTTATTTCAAAAATTTATCGTAACAACCTAAACTACCAAAAATCCAAAATGAGACCATTTCAGTCACAACTGGGTTTTCGCAAGTTTTTTTCGAAAACTATTTAAAGGGATTTTTTTATTTCCAAATATTAGGACAAATGGAAATAAAAAAATCCCAAAAAATCCCAACTTTTTTCAACTGTGAAAAATGCAACTATAATACCGTCAGCAAAAAGGATTTTAACAAACATTGCTTAACGTCTAAGCACAAAATGGAAAAAAATGGAAATGAAATGGAAATGAAAAAATCCCCAGACCATATATGCGAATGCGGGAAGGTATATAAATCCTATTCTGGGTTGTGGAAGCATCAGCATACCAAAAAATGTATATTTCCCCAAAATGATAAATTACTATCCAAAGATTTAATCACACCTGAATTGGTAATGAAACTGATTGAACATAACAAGGAACTAACCGATGTACTAATTCACCAAAGTACAAACATAACTAACAACACTCTTATCAATAACTCAACTAACAAAACCTTTAATTTACATATGTATTTAAACGAAACGTGTAAAAATGCGATGAATATTGACGAATTTGTTGATAATGTTAAAGTCAGTTTTGATGACCTGGAATACACTGGTCGCAAGGGGTATATTGAAGGCATATCCAATATCATTCTGAAAAATCTGAAACGTCTTAAAGAATATGATAGACCAATTCATTGTTCTGACTGTAAAAGGGAAGTGTTGTATGTCAAATATAATAATGTTTGGAATAAAGAGGATGCAAACAAAACCATACTAACAAATGCTATTAAATCCATTGCGAACCAAAATATAAAACAAATATCTAAATGGAAGGATAAATATCCCGATTGCGTACATTCCAATTCAAAGAAGAACAATTTGTATTTAAAAATTGTTAGTAATTCTATGTGTGGAATTAATGAAGAAGAAACTAACAAAAATCTTAACAAAATCTTATCCAATGTGGTTAAAGAGGTTGTTATCAAAAAATAAAGGGGTACCAATAATCGGAACTCGTGTTATTTACACAAATGGCAAATATCGCATCGTGTCATTTTCATACACAGAAACTTTAAACGGCTCACCATATCCTTCCACATATATGGTATCACCATTATATATTTTATCCACACCATTATCATTTAATGCACTTCGACCTTTAAATGATATCGGTAATTTTACATTATTGTGTTGATTTGATATCGTATAATATTGCCATTTATCTCTATTTGTATATAATGGGCGACCCATTAAAGGTAATATATTATCCTTTGTTTCACCATTTAAGGGCGTTATTATACCCATTTGTCTATAATTTGTATCAACTGCACCTATGTTAGTTTGCACATTAATAGGAACCACATTCATAACAGTTTCATTACTATATGGCGCATCATATGGGTTTAATAATACATCTTTAAAAGACCAACTAGGGAAAAATCTATTCATTCCTACATTATTGTTTTCGGTTTCATGCACATTTACATTTATCGGACTTTTCGACGAAAAATTCATATAAATAAAACACATCAATACTAACAAAATAATAACTAACAAACTCATGGTTACATTTTCTACGCAAATTACGCCTGGAGGACACTTTTTCATTAATATATTATACTAAATATAAATATAAATATATTATCTATATTATTTCGCTTTGGCTAGTCCATTTAACGAATTGGTGAATGTCTCCATATTTAAGCCTTTCAACATATTTTGTGCGCCTTCTAACACAGGCACCATCTGGTTCATGGTGTTAAACAGGGTTTGCTGTTGTTGCATTAATTTTTGCGTATCCGTTGTTAGTTGCTTTATAGAGTCATTGCCCAACAATTGGTCTAAATTAGCATATGATTGTTCAATTGTTGCCGCATAGTCCAACCTGGGACGAAATTGTTCCTTGTTGTTTTTTATTGATTGCCCAGCACCAACAGGAGCCGTACTCTGGTCAGTTGGTATATTTTTGTCCGAGTTATTTACATCCGAAATAGGTTTTACGACATCCACATTAGACGTGGTTGTGGCATCAGTTGTCGCTGGATTTTTCAGGTCGTTGTTAGTTTTTGCATTTTTAACCGCAGGCATAGCATTCGCTATTTGCGCGTCTTTGTCGCCTATGTTATTTACAGCGGGAGCATTTTTACCACCACTATTTTCTAAACCTTCCCGCATTCTATTCACCATTAAAAAGTTTGTTGCAACCATGGCAACTAACAAAACTATCGCCATATTTTTGCTAAATTGATAAGTCATCACACTAACCAATGCAAAAAATACGACGGCATTAATATTATGCATAACTAAATATCCTAGCACATTTGTTGCCGATAGAAAGGCAACAATATATAATGTATATTTATTTGAGAATATTTTTGACACTACACTTGCAATACTCATATTATATATTACTGTTTTAAAAAAAATTGAATAAAATATTATATTAATTAAGCTTAATATAATATAATGCAAGATATGAATAATAACTGGCGCTTAATGCTTTGTGAATTACATAACCCAGTTATGCATGGAAAAAATAGAACGAGTGACCCAAATATAGAAACACATTATTTAGTATTTAACACATATAACCCTGCTACTAAGATATCGTCTGATTATTATGAGACAGATTATTATGATGTCAATCGGGACGACTATGACGACATTGACGACAAAGACTTTTCAACCATTTATGAGGATATGAAGTATTTAAAGGATATATATGCTAATCCGCATAATTATGTAACTTCATATTATACTGTTCATCCAACAATAAGAAATTATAAGGCTATCGTATCTTCCGCTAAATATATTAAACCAGAAATAGGAGAATATATTATATTACCAACGCAAGAAGCGGTAGCCATATTAAAGACATTTTGGTTGCGCATTATTCAAAAAAAGTGGAAAAAAGTATTTCAAGAACGCAAGAAAAGGATGCAAATGCTATGCGAATTCTCTAATTTAAAGGTTCGAGAAATGCGTGACAAGAATTGTTTGAAAAATTTGCCTGGATTAAAGGGGATGTTGAGTGAACTAAAAATGCAATGAGTACAATCTATTATAGCGACATAACTTTCTTATGTTTTTTTGTGCGTTTAGCTGATTTTGCCTTGGAAGATGCTGTAATTATAGAGCTGGACTTGTCTAATTTTTCACTAGTACTGTAAACATAGCCACCAGTTTGTTTACCCATTCTCTTTTGTCGGCGCTTTGTTTTGCGTTTACCACCTCTTCTAGAACTAGAACTAGTATTTGTTTTGGCGTTAATATCGTCAGCCATTTGTCGTACATAACCTGAAGTCGAACCTGCTTGTCCAGAACCACCATCACTACCGTTATTCACGGCTCTAATTATATCATCAATGCTATTATATACTTGATTAAATCGGTTATCCATATCAGCTTTATTATTCGTATCATCTAGTTCATTCATGATAGTGTCTATCAGGTCAATTTGTTCCTGTAATCTCGCATTTATCGCTGTAAGTTCTCTCGACATTTTGTCGTTTACGCTTGCTAACTCAGTTTCAACTGCCTGTTTTTGGGCGTTGAGTGCATTTATTTCAGTCTTTAAGTTACCAATTTCGGTGTCTTTATTACCCGATTCGCCAGTTAATTGTTGTATTTGCGCATCTTTGTCAGCTATTTGTGTTCTCAATGCATCTATTTGTTGCTGTAAGTCTCTAATTTGATTTTGACATGCGGATGCCGAATTGTTGGCAGCAGTTAATTCATCTGTTTTCGCTTGAAGTTGTTGTTTTAAATCGGCTATCTCACGTTTTAATGGGTCACAACTGCCAAGGGTACGCAGATTTTGGATTTTTCCGCTAAGTTCGCCTAGTTTACCTATAATATAGGCTTTATATTGGCTAGCTCTCTCTTTTTGTCCTTGTACTTTACTGGTAATAGACTCAACAGTGTTATTTAATGTTGTTAGTGCGTTGCCATAATCACCCATCTATATAATATAAAATTATTTTATTTATATTCAATTAATTCATCCAGTTCCGTCTTTACCTTGTCAATTTCGGTAATAATATCTTTTTGGTCGTGTTTCGCAATTCTTAATTGATCATCAACTAAATTTTCGGTAGCAATTAAATCGCTAATATATTCACTTAACAACATAAGGGTGTCACGTTGTTGTTGTTTTTCAGCCAATATGTGTTCATAATATTTATTATAATCCGCTTTAACACCACTCAAATACTCATTAAGTCCTTGTTTATTTTCTAAATCTTTCTTTTTTTTAACTAACAAGTTCTTTTTATGTCGTATTGCTTTTTCTATTTGGGATAACTGTAAATCTCGGTTGCCTAAGGTTATACTCATTATTATCTTAATAAGTTATAAAAAATTAATAAAATGTATTTAATAAACAAATATAAAATCTTCGGTATATATTATTTAGGATGTCCAAGAATAGTACGGAACCATTATTAGCCCCAAACGATAATAGATTTGTGATGTTTCCAATCATATATAAAGATATATGGGATATGTATCAAAAACAAGTGGATTGTTTTTGGAGACCTGAAGAAATAGATTTATCTAAAGATTTAACACATTGGGACGCACTTGATGAAAATGAGCGAACGTTCATTTCCTTAATATTGGCTTTTTTTGCTGCGTCGGATGGTATTGTTTTAGAGAATTTGGCGCAACGATTTATGAACGAAGTTCAAGTGGCGGAAGCTCGTGCATTTTATGGTTTTCAAATAGCCATGGAAAACATTCATAGTCATACGTATAGCAATTTGATAGAAACATATATCAAAGATAAGGAGAAAAAGCACAAATTATTTAATGCTATTTCCAATTATCCATGCATCAAAAAGAAATCGGATTGGGCGCAAAAATGGATACACGATAATCGTTCTAGTTTTGCAACGAGGTTAGTTGCGTTTGCTTGTATTGAGGGCATATTTTTTAGTGGTGCATTTTGCAGTATATTTTGGTTAAAAAAGCGTGGATTGATGCCTGGGTTAACATTTAGTAACGAATTGATTTCTAGGGATGAGGCACTTCACTGCGAATTCGCGCTGTTATTGCATTCGAAGTTGGTAAAAAAAATAGATAAATCCCGATTATATGAAATCGTAAAAGAGGCTGTGGAAATTGAAACGGAATTTATCTGTGAAGCATTACCGTGTAATTTAATCGGTATGAATTGCGCATTGATGTCGCAGTATATTCAATTTGTTGCGGATAGATTATGTGTGCAACTCGGGCATAAGAAGATTTATGGGGTTAGCAACCCATTTGATTTCATGGAGTTGATTAGCCTCGAGCAAAAGGTTAACTTTTTTGAGCGAGTCAACTCGTCTTATGCACTCGCTAACAAGACAACCTCAATCACCGATTTTGAATTTAACGAGGAGTTTTAATCCAATAATATTATAAGATGTTATAAGATATTTTATAATTTTAATATAAAGACAACTTATACTATTTATTTATAAAATGCCCAAAACTGTACCAGATTATTCGTCTACTATTATTTACAAACTGTGCTGTAATAATGCAGATATTAGCGACATCTATGTTGGACATACAACCAATTTTACACAACGAAAACATAAACATCAATTGAATAGTAGAACATTAACTAGTTGGGTTTATACATTTATTAGAGAACATGGTGGATGGGAAAATTGGTCAATGATACAACTGGCTGTTTACGATTGCGTAAATAAACGTGAAGCAGAGTCCATTGAATGTTTTTGGATTGAAATGCTAAACCCATCTTTAAATTCAAATAACCCGTATGCTAAATGTAAAGAAGAAC